CAGCGTCAACGCGCCGAACCTGTGGGGCGGCGAGAAGGATCAAGGCGGCATCGTGGGCGACCTCGCCGTGATGTTCGGCGAGCCGACGCAAGTGCCGAATCCTTATCTCGTCTCGGTGTTCGGCAACCAGACCGCAGCATGGCGAGGCTTCGCGACCGTCGCCTTCCTGGGTGGTCGCTACGGCGCGATGAACCCGTACCCGCAGCCGGCGAGCTACAAGATCCGGCGCATCCTGCAGGGCTGGGATGGCGATGCTGCCTGGTACCCAGAGAAGGCGCCGATCCCCGCCGGCAGCGACTCGTCGACCTCGACGCACTTCGCCATCGACGACGACTGGTCCTACCACACCGAGCCGCCCGACAGTACGGCGGACTATTCCAGTCCGGGCTACGACGACAGCGACTGGCTCGTCGGCCCTGGCGGCTTCGGCACGGCGTGGACACTGGGCGTCGTGCAACCGACGGGGACGAGCCTCCCCGCAGGGTTCAACAATCAGATCTGGGTGCGCAAGCACCTGACCGGGCTGAGCGGCGGAGACGTGGTCATCCGCGTCTACCACGACGATGCCTGCACGGCATGGTGGAACGGCGCCGTTATCGCGGGGACGCCTACGTTCGGCACGTTCGACGTCACCGTTCCGGCCGACCAGGTCACCGGCGATGACGTGCTCGTGCTGAAGGTCGTCGACAGCGCCGGCGGCGGAAACATCTACGTCGGCGCGACGATCGACTCGACGGTGAACACCACCGCGCCGCGCTACATGAACCCGGCGCACGTGCTCTATGAGGCCCGGACCAATGGCGACATGGGCCGCGAGCCGGTCGAGAACATCAACGACGCGAGCCTGACAGCGGCCGCCGACACCCTCTACGCCGAAGGCTTCGGCATCTGCCCGCAACGGAACCCGGCGAACGAAAGCGTCGAAGACTTCGAACAGCGCATCTGCAAGCTAATCGGCGGCAGCTTCTCGCGCAGCCCCGAGGACGGACAGTGGTATCTCGACCTCGCGCGCGGCGTGTACGACTTCGACGCGCTGCCGATCCTGACCGACGACGACATCCTCGAGTTCAAGGAACAGCCTGCGACGTTCGAAAACGCCATCAACAGCGTGAGCGTCAAGTATTTCGACCCGGAGAAGAAAGAGGAGATCGTCACACCGCCTGTGCGCGCGCTCGGCCTGGTCGCCACGTTCGGCACGATCCACCAGACCTACGAATACCCGGAGATTCCGACCGACGTCCTCGCCAACCGCGTGGCGCTTCGCGAACTTTTCGCCACAACGACGCCGACGCGTGGCTTCGAACTCGTCACAACCCGGGCAACCTACGCCTGGCGCCCGAACCAGTATTTCCGGCTGCAGGCGCCAAAGCGCGGCATCGCCGACATGGTCTGCATCGTGGGCGAGAAGCAGAGCGGCACGCTGCGCTCCGGCGCGATCCGCCTGAAGGCGGCGCAGGACATCTACAGCCTGCCGGCGACCAGCTGGGTGCAGGTCGAGCCAGGCGTCGACCCGAGCCCATCGCAGACGCCGGCCCGCATCACGCTCGAGCGCGCGTTCGAGGCGCCCTACGTGCAGGCCGTGGCGAGCATGACGAGCAGCGAGTTCGCTGCGCTGTCCGCTGACGCTGGCTTCGCGGTGGCCGTGGCGGCTCCGCCGGCGCGTGAGCTCGACTTCACGATGATGGTGGCCCCAAGCGGTGGCAGTTACGCAACGGCGGGCGATGGGGAGTGGGCTGCGACGGCCACTGTCAACGAGACTGCCGGCAAGACCGACACCGACTTCACCCTCGGCGCCGGCATTCGACTCGAACACGTCACCGTCGGCATGGGCGTCCTCTGGGATGGCGAGATCGGGCGCGTCGACGCGATCGACGCAGATGCCATGACCATCTCGATCGCCCGGGGGTGCGCCGATACGGTACCGGTGGCGCATGTGTCGGGCACGCGCCTGTGGTTCTACGAGGTAGGCTTCGCCTTCGACGCGACCGAATACACGGACGGCGAGACCGTCGACGTCAAGCTGCTGAGCAACACCGGCAGCAAGCAGTTGCCGCTGAATTTCGCAACGCCCATGCCGCTCACGTTCGCCCTGCGCCTGGCGCGGCCGTATCCCCCTGGCAAGGTGCAGATCGGCGGAGTGGAGTGGCCGGTGTCCGTGACAGGCGCCTTCACAGTTACGTGGGCGCACCGCGATCGCGGCCAGCAGGCCGACCAGCTGATCGACACCCAGGCGGCGAGCATCGGGCCCGAGAGCACCGTGCGCTACGGCTTGCGGTTCGAGGACGCGAGCACGGCAGCGGTGATCGCGGAGCGCACCGACCTCGGCGACACCGATGCGGACGTGCAGCTCGGTGCTTCGGCCCCAGCCAGCGTACGCATGAAGCTCTGGGCCATCAGCGACAACGGCGAGAGCTGGCAGACGCACGAGCACGTCTTCAGCTTTTCCGGTGGCAGTGGTTCGCCTTCGATCGACGGCGTGGACTACATCCCGCCGCCGAGCGATGTGATCGTCGACGGCAACGATCCGCCGCCGGGCTCAGGTGGTACGCCACCGACGCCGGATCCGGGAGGCGTGGGCACTGCGGGAACGCCGCCGACGCTGACGATCGGCGCGACGGTCATCGACCCGTGCGCGAGCCCGTACAACGCGAGCCCGAGTGCTTCGGCCGCGGCGAACTCGGCCGCGTTCAATGCGGCATTTGCCGCACTGCCTGGGGGCGGCGGCACGGTAGAACCGTCCATAGACGGCACGTACCAGATCGACACCTCGAACACGATTTCGCCGGTGTCGAACTCGAGGCTGCGCCTGCTCAGCGGTAAGAAGCTCAAGGCGGCTTACTCCTCGACGGTGACATCGCCATCGGTGCACCGCACCGTAATCACCATCTCTGGCGTGCATGACGTCGAGATCATCGGCGGCCAGATCACCGGTTATCGCGCCGAGTGGGCGGCGAACGGCGGCGCCGCGGTGTTCGGTCGGTCGGAGTGGGCACACGGCATCGGCGTCGGCTCTGGTGCGACCGACGTCAACATCCTCAACATCTCGATCGACAATTGCGTGGCGGACGCCATCAGCATCGGGCGCCTTGCGAGCCACGTCTACATCGACAACTTCAAGACCTCGAATAACCGCCGGCAGGGCATCAGCAACGGTGGTGACTACGTCACGGTCGACCATTTCGACATCAGCTACATCGGCGGCAGCGACGGAACCGCGCCGATGGCGGGCATCGACAACGAGGTCGATCTGCCGGACACGAACGAATCGACCAACATGGTCATTCGGAACGGACGCATCCACCACTGCAGCGGGCCTGGCATCCAGTTTTACAAGAACTGCAACGACGCGACGGTCGACAACGTCATCAGCGAATACAACGTTAAGGGCATCTACGCCTACAACAGCACGGGCGTGACGGTCCAAGGCGCGACGAAGCTGCAATACAACAAGTACGAAGGCTTGCATCTGGCCGGCACCTGCTCAGGGTGGAACGTGCGCGCCGACTTCTTCGACAACAAAACGAAGCAGTACGGCGCGCCTTCGGGCGGCACGACCACCTCGCCGGGCTCGACGCTGAAGGCGAAGAACGTGACCGTCGCGTCGACCTCAACCGCGCCCGCGTATGACCCGACGACGACCTGGGGCGCGACCTGATGGCTGGCACGGTTTACTACCGCTTCCTCATTCGCGCCTACACGGCAGACGAGTGGACCGCGTCGAACGGAATCCTGCTCGAGCGTGAGCTTGGCATCGAGACCGACACGTTGCGCGGGAAATTCGGCGACGGCAGTACGCCGTGGAACGATCTCGAATACAGCGTGCTCGGCTTGGGGCAGATCGACCAGTCGACGCTTGCTGACGGCAACACGCTCCAGTGGGACGCAATCACCAGCACCTGGCGCTGCGTGGTGCCGGCGAGCTTCGTGCCGACGCTCGTGCCGGATGCCACGACCTTCTTGATTCCCGAAAACAAGCAGGCGCTTTTCGCGCTTCCTATTGAACTGGCAGGGTCGTCGAGCATCGAGTTCGACGGCGACCTGATCGAGGTGGCCTGATGTCGTTCACGTTCCTCAAGCGTCTGGTCTCAAGCATCCCTACGCCCGCGGCGGGAAAGGTGACGGTCTTCATCGACTCGGCGACGGGCCTGCCGCGTTACAAGGACGAGACAGGTGTCGATTTCAGCCTCGGCACGGCGTTCACTGGCGGCAACCTATCAACGGCGGTCAACTGGAAACAGTTCGCCGCGATCGCCTCAGGAGCCACGACGGACATCGGTGGCGCCGCGGGCAACTTCGGCCACATCACTGGATCGGCGACGATCAACAGCCTTGGCACGGCGCCACAGGGTGGCGCGTTGCGAGTGGTCGTGTTCGATGGCGCCTGCACGCTGACCCATGACGCCACCAGCCTGATCCTCCCAACGGGCGCAAACATCACGACGGCGGCGGGAGACGTCGCGGAGTTCGTTTCCGACGGTTCGGGCGCCAACTGGCGCTGCACCGGCTACCGTCGCGCCAATGGCCAGGCGTTGGCCTCCACATCTCCACCCAGCGACATCATTGTCGCCCTCGGCGACGAGACCACGGCGATCACCACCGGCACCGCGAAGGTGACGATTCGCGCGCCGCGCGCAATGACGCTCACCAAGGTAAAGGTCTCGCTCACCACGGCCAGCAGCTCGGGGTTGCCGCAGTTCGACGTGAAAAAGAACGGCACGTCGATCTTCAGCACGAAGCCGACGATCGACGCCACCGAGAAGACGACGGAAACCGCCGCCACGCCTGCTGTGTTCACGGGTGGTTCCACCATCGCCATCGCGGCGGACGACGAGCTCACCTTCGACATCGTCGCCGCCGGCACTGGCGCGGCGGGCGCCAAGGTCACCCTGGTTGCGACCTCGCCGTAATGGCTTCGATCATCGTTCCCAAGCGGTCACTGATCCTGCCGGCGGGATCGCGTGGCGGCCTCGTGCTTCCGCGCCGCCAGCGCGGCTTCATGCTCGTCAACCCAGCGCGCTTCGGCAACAACGGAGGAGATCCGTACTTCTCCAGCGTGCAGTTGTTGATGCACATGGATGGCGTCGACGGTTCCACGACGTTCACCGACGTCACCGGCAAGACCTGCACCGCCTCTGGAAACGCGCAGCTCGACACGGCGGACAAGAAGTACGGCTTGTCCTCAGGGCTGTTTGACGGATCCGGTGATGTCGTTACCTGCGGCGCGACCACCGATTTCCCGTTCACGTCAGACTTCACCATCGAGTGGTGGGCGAAGGCTAACAGCGGCGCCGACCGCTGCGTGATCTCCAAGCGCTCGACGGGCTCCGTCGGCTGGGCAATCGAGATGCGATCGACCGGAGCGCTGTGGCTGCGCGCCCTGGTGGACGGCACCTATTCGGACACGCGCTTCACCACCAGCACAGGCGTCTTCAGCTTCGGCGTGTGGACGCATATTGCACTCACCCGCAGCGGCCCGACGTACACGTTCTGGGTCGGCGGCTCGTCGGTCGGCACCACGACGTTCAGCACGGGCGCGATCCACAGCGACTCGGCTGCGCAGCTCCGACTGGGATCGGCAAACACGATCGGCGAGAACTATTACTCGGGCTGGCTGGATGAGGTCCGCGTCACCAACGGCGTCTGTCGTTACACGGGCACATTCACTCCGCCGACAGCAGCGTTCCCCGACTTCTAGCGAATCCCTGCGCCGCACTGGCGCTGATGTGGTTCGCGTCCCAATAGAGGGAGTAGCCGTCCCGCATCATTGGGCAGACAGTTGGCGTGCAGAAGAAATCGGCCGGATCGATGTATTCGGCCTTCGGATAGCGCGCCAGGATGCGCTGGATGTAAGCGCGCACCGGGGCGGCCCTCTCGTCGTACTCCGCACGTGGGATCGTGCACGGGGCGAAGTCGCCGACGCGGATGCAGGCCTGCGGAACGACGTGCAGCTCGGGTGTCGGGCCGACCACGATGACGTGCTGACCATTCAGCGCGGCGAGCGCCGATTCAAAATCGCGGCGCTCATCTATCCCACCAAGCCGGCGCAACCAGAAGCCGCCGAGGATGACCGTCGGCGCCTGCCGGGCAATCGGCAGTGCCTTGGCGTTGAACTGCGCACACGCATCGTTCTGCGAGTGTCGCGTCGAGGCGATGCAGCCCGGCCACGTCAACTGATGCACGCGGCCGTAGCGTTCCGCGAGCGGCTCCCATGCCTTCGCGTGCGAATCCCCCCACAAGACGACATCCGCTTCGCAGGTCGCATCGACTCCCTGGCACCACGCGGATTCCTTCGGGCCATCCAGCGCCGTGCGGACGGATAGGCTGTCACTGCGTAGCAGTGCGTATTCGGTCGCCCCGGAACAGCCCGCCAGCGCCAGGCATGCCGCAAGCCCTACGCCGATCGCCTTGAAGGACGGTGCGCGATTACGGCGGAATGGCGTCTCCACGAAGCGATACGACAGCGCGGCGAGGATGAAAGCCGCGCCGCACAGCAGCAGGTTCGCCCACAGCGGCGGCGGGTCCATGCTGTACGCCTTGGCGAGCGCCAGCAGCGGCCAGTGCCACAGGTAGAGGCTGTAGGAGATCAGGCCGACGTAGCGCACCGGGCGCAGCTCGATCGTCGCGATCCGCAGACCACCGTGCGCCGCGTGCAATACCAACGCCGCACCCAGCACTGCGGGAACCGCTCCCGTGCCAGGGAAGTCGGGCAGCTTGACCAGCACGGCGATCGCGAGAAAGGCGAGGCCGGCATACGCCGCGATCGGCCGGCTGCGCTGCGGCGAAAGCGCGATCAATCCACCCGCGGCCAGCTCCCAGAAGCGGAACGGCATCTGGTAAAACGCGACTTCGGTGTCGCCCCAGTGCTGCGCGAGCGCGAATGAAGCAGCCCCGAGCCCAGCCAGCATCCATGGCCCGCGCCGGAGCCGCAGCAGGACGACCAGCAGCAGCGGCCACACGAAATAGAACTGCTCCTCCACCGCGAGCGACCACAGGTGCAGCAGCGGCATCTGCTCCGCGTTGGCGTCCCAGTAGCCTCCGGTAACGGCTTGGAAGTGGACGTTTGCGGCAAAGGCCATCGACGCCATCGCCGAGCGGTTCACGGCCATCTGCTGGTCGGCAGACAGAAGCATGGCAGCACCGGCCAAGGTCGCGGCCACGACAATCACCAGGGCCGGCAGGATGCGGCGCACCCGTCGTGCGTAGAACGCCGCGAAGTCGATTCGGCCCGTCTGCGCATGCTCGGCCGCCAGCATCCGGGTGATGACGTAGCCCGAGATCACGAAGAACACGTCCACGCCGACGAAGCCGGCCGGAACCGGAAGGCCCGCGTGGTAGGCGACGACCGCCAGCACGGCGATCGCGCGTAGGCCGTCAATGGCCGGTAGGTGCTTCATGGCGCGAACCCTAGCAGGCACGGCCGCTTCGCGCCTGTAGGAAAATTCCTCATTCCCCAGCGCGGCATTCCCTGATGCCGCACCGAAGGAGTACGCGGGAATCTAGCCGCACCGGCAACGCGCGCGCCTTCAGGCCATCCACCGCGCGGGCCCCTGCAGGGATGCCGGGGCTGCCGGGCTTACGCCGCCTCCGCGCTCAACCGCGCGGCGATCTGCTCGAACCGCCGGCGCTCCCGGCTCAGGGTATCGAGCGCGCGCATTTTCCCCTGCACGGCGCGCCAGTTCGACGCGGGCACGTGCTCCGCGCGGATCCTCATCTCCTCGGCGTGCAGCTCTGCCGCCTTCGCCTCCGCCCACGCTTTCTTCGTGGGGTACCGCATCCGTCTCGTGGTCATGGCCGAGAGGATGCCGGCGAGCGGTCGCACCGGCCGCGACGGCCCGGCCTACGATGGCGCCATGCTCTCCGCCTCCTACCGCTGGACCTTCGACGGGTCCGCTGCCTTCCTCGACTACAACGCCGGGAACGTCGCCTCGGTGCGCCAGGTGGGCGGGAAGTGGCAGACCCGGATCCAGTGGGCAGGCCACATCCATATCGGGCCCTGCGGGTCGATGGAGCAGGGCCGGCGCTTCATCGAGCGGTGGGTCGAGAAGCGATCCGGGCCGCCTGGACTGCTGGCCAAAGGACCGCGCTGGTACGAGGATCCGCAGCGGGAACGGCGGGCGATCGAGGCAGTGTTCGGTGGCGCGTTCAGCCCCGGCATTGCAGTGCAGCAGGGCGACCCGTATCATGCGCGCCTCAGCGGAATACGGACCGGCTCTCGCAGATAGAGCACGGATCCTGCCCCCGCTACCACGCCTATCTGCGAATGATGCGAAGCGGCAACCTCGGCAACGGGGTTGCCGTTTTCGTTTCTGACGACCACGCGCTCGCCTAGAAGGTCGACCACCGCGGCGCGCGCGGCTGGCAGGTTCCGACTCTTCTCGCCCAGGGCGTCCACCATGCGCTGCCAGCGCTCACGGGCGCGCGGCACGATCGCTGCCGGCTGGGCGCCGCGCATCCCATCGAGCTCGCGCTGCGCGCCGCGTACGGCCGCCTCGGCCTGCTCCAGCGCCTGCTTCGTGCTCGGCGTGATGATCCCGGCACGGATGGCGGCCATGATGTTCTCGACCTCCCTCTGCGCGTCAGCCAGGCGCCGCTTCGCCGCCTCGGCATCGGGCGCCGCGCGCTTCACGGCGGCCGTCAGGGCGCGCACGTAGCGCTGGAAGGCGTCCTCGCTCAGGAAGTCCTGCCGGATGCCGGCCAACATCGCGTGCTCGGTGTCGGCGCGGGACAAGCGCAGCTTGCTCGAGCACGTGCCCCGGTCCTTCGCCGTGCTGCAGCCGTAGTTGTAGGCGTCGACCACGACCAGCGGCCCACCGCAGTCCTCGCAGCGCAGGATGCCGCTGAGCAGGTGGCGCATCGGCCGGCCCGCGCCGGCCTTGCCCCGCGTGGGCACGCTCTTGCGGCTGATCCGCGCCTGCGCGGCCTCCCAGACCTCGTCCGTGACGATCGCCAGCTCTGGGTGGTGCTGGTGCACCCACTCGGACGCGGGTCGCTCCTGGCGCACGCGGCGCCCCGTTTCCGGGTGCTTGATCCAGTGGCTGCGGTTCCAGATCGGGCGGCCGACATAGATCGGGTTCACCAGAATGCCGATCCCGCGCCGCGCGTCGCCGTGAATCGCGGTCATGGCCCAGGTGCCGCCGCGCGCCGACGGGATGCCATCGCGGTTCAGGCCGGCAGCGATCGCGCGCGCGGTGCTCCCGGCGAGGTACTCGGCGAATATCCGGCGCACGACAACCGCCTGCGCCTCGTCGATCGCGCGCTGGCCGACCGCGGTGATCCGGTAGCCGTAGGGCAGGCCGCCGGCACTCGATCCCGCCAGGGCGCGGCCGGTGAGGCCTCGGTGCGTCTTCTCGGCGAGGTCGTCGAGGTAGAGCTCCGACATCAGGCCGCGCAGACCGGTCTCGACCTTGTGACCCTTCCGCTGGGTGTCGACGCCGTCGCTCACGCCGATGAGGCGCACGCCGGCGAACGTCAGCCGCTTGATGGTCTTCGCGACCTCGATGCTGTCGCGCGAGAGGCGCGACTGATCGTCGACCAGGATGACGTCGAACCGGTGCGCATCGGCGAGCAGCTTCCGGTAGCCAGGGCGATCGCTGCGCGCGCCGCTGATGGCCGCGTCGGTGTAGACGACCGGCTCAGGCCAGCCGTGGCGCTCGCAGAGCGCGCGGATGTTGCGCAGCTGATCCTCGAGCGAGGCCTCGCGCTGCGAATCGGAGCTGTAGCGGGCGTAGGCGGCGGTGCGCATCAACGAGCCGCTTCCATCGCGGCGCGCCGGATGATGTAACGCAGATCGTTGGCGCATTCTCGGTAGATGCTGGCGGCCAAGCCCTCGCGAGAATTCTCCAGCAGGGCGGGGGTCAGACCGCTCTCCTCTTCGACGGCCTTAGCTTCCCATTCGGCGGCCAAGGCTTCGAGCTGTTCATGGGTTGGCATGGGCATGACTCCAAAGGCGATCGAGAGGTTAGGCGGCCTTGTCCAGATCGGGCAATGGCACCCGCTCCGTGCGCTCGGCCTCGGAAGCTAGGCGCTGCGCGGCTTCCTCGCGCAGATAATCCGCCGCATCCTGCTCGGCCAGGGCATCGATCCATGCCAACTGGGCGGGGGTCAGGCGGGTCACGCGGCTGCCCCGGCGGGTTCGTCCTTCGGGTTCACGATGCGCTCGCCGTTGCGGTCGCGCCACTCGTCGCAGACGCCGCGCGCGCTGACCTCGAAGTTGCCGAAGGTGCAGCGCTCGATCATGGCCGCCGGACCCATGCGCTTGCGAACCGGGACGCGGACGAGGCGCACGCAGCCGCTACGGCCGCGCACCTCACGCGCGACGGTGCGACGCTCGCGGCGGAAATAGAGGCAGTCGATGCAGCGTGGTGGCGCGGCGTCGTAGTCCTGCTCCCGCATGGCGCGCGCGATGCGCTCGGCTTCCTTCACCATGTAGTCGGCGTCGTTCATCGGAACCCTCGCTTCCAACCAGGGCGGCCCTTGCGCCTCATCTGCCAGCGCAAGAGTTCGCGCCGACGATAGGCCGGATCCAATGCTCGCAGCCATCTGCGAAGCGTCAGCTGGTCGCCCTGGCTCATGCTGAAGGCGAAGCTGATCGCTGCCTCGGAAGCGACCCGCGAGACACGCGACATCTCCTGCAGCGATTCGGTCGCGGCGATCAGTCCGGCTGCAGATCCGATCTTGCGGCCGTCGACCCATACGGTCACAGCGTCGGTGTGTAGCATTACGCTGCCTCCCGCCATGCTTCGATCGGCGTCCCGATCGACGGGCAGAGGCTCCCGTCGCCGACCGCCGGCCCTTCGTACGCAGATGCAGGCCCGGAGTGCGTGACGCGCTCCTCCGGAACGAAGTCGGGGTTTGAGCGGTAGCGATATCCGCGCGGCGGCTGGCCAGTCCGGAGCAGCTCGCCATCGCGCACCATCGTGCAGAGGATCTGGCTGATGCGGTTGCGCTCAGCCCAGTCGCCGCCCTCGGTGATCAGCTTCGCGATCGTGCCGCCTGGCATCCATTCGTCGCCCTCGGGCTGAGCCTGCAGCAGGTCGCGGATGCGCTGGCGGCGCTCTTCGATTTTCGTCATGCCGATGACTCCTTCATAGCCGCACCCGCGCCTGTTCCCACGCGCGCTGCACGGCGTCGAATTCGGCCGCGTCGCCACCGCGGTCCGGATGCGTGGCGCTTCGCCGGCGAAGGTAGTGCGCCTCGATGACGTGCATCGGCGCATCGGACGCAACGCCCAGCACATCCCACCACTTCCGCGTGCTCTCGTGCCCGAGCTGAGCGAAGCCGGTAAAGGCACGCTCCATCAGGTCAGAGGAGCCCCAGCGCTCGATGCCGCGGATCGCGTCGATCGTCTTTGTGATCGCGCGCATGTTGTCCTCGCGCCGCGCGAACTTGTCGCACGCCAAGACCATGTCCTTTCCCTTACGGCGAAAGTAGACCGCGATGCCTTCGTCATCGTGGCGCGGCTGATTCGCGTATGGGAAGCCATCCTGTCTGAGCTTGAGGTTGCTGCTGATAATCACGTTGCGCGCGCCGAGGCGTTCCAGCTCGGCGACCAGCTCGCGGTAGGCCTTCTCGGGCGTGACCTTGAACGGGCTCGGGCCGCGTTGCCAGCGCGGCGTGCGAGGCCAGCCTTCCGGCCAGGTGAGCGGGTAGCGTTGATCGGGCGAAGTCATGCAGCGTTGTCCTTCTTCAGGCGAGACGCCAAGCGGTGCCAGATGCGCCACCAGCGCGGCGTGCGCAGGTAGGCCAGCTGCGCCTCCGCCAGCTCCGCGCGCCAGCGGATGTCGGCCTTGCGCGGCTGCTTCATCCGCTTCGGCGGCTTGGGGAATAGCTGCGGATGCTTCACAGCGATCCCTTCGGCCCCTGCGGCGGCAGGCCGGCGCCAGGAGTCGCCCGCGGCGCGTGTTCGAGCGCGTTCGGCTTCGGCGCCTGCGGGATAAAGGAAGTCGGGCTCATGTTCTTCGCGCCCACCGCGTTGATCATGTCGACCTCAACGCGCGCGCTGTTGATGATGGCCTGTGCCACGTCGGCCACAGCCTTCGCGCGGTCGATAGGCATCGGCGCTTCTTTGTCGCGGAGCGCAGACAGCGTGCCGAACAGGTGCTCGCGCAGGGTTTCGATGGTGTTGCTCATGCGGCCTTGTCCTTTCGTGTGCGTCGGTTGATCTGGCGAACGACGGCGCCGCGGAGGCGAATCGCGTCGGCCACCGGCTTGGGATAGCGGGTGATGTAGCTGTTGCGCTTCATCAGCTCGGCGCGGGTGACAAGCTCCAGCCCGTCGACGGTGATGCGCTGCGGGTCGATGGTTCGACGACCGGGAAGGAAGACGACGGCGTGCCCGCGCGGCACCGGGCCGTTCGCCGCTTCCCACACCAGACGGTGCACGCCGACCCAGCGGCGCGCAGGGGCCAGAGTCGGGTCGTCGGTGACCTTGCGCTCGAGGTAGCCGTCCTTGCTGATGCGCTCGCTGCCGATTGGCACGTAGTTGTGCTGCGCCGCGCCGCGCATCTGCCCCCTCTTGAACTGCGTCCGACGACAGCCGGCCTGCACCCCGACGACGCCCTTCGTGCCCTTGCTCCAGGACGGCTGTCCCTTCTTGAACCGGTGCGCGACGCTCCGGGGATCGTGTCCGTTGAAGCGGCAGGCCTCGCCACTCGCCATGTATTCCGCCGACTTCTTCAGGCCAAGGACGGATACCGCTCGCTGGTAGACGGTGGAGGCCCTGCGATCGAGGTCTGCAGCGATCGTGGCCGTCGCCTCGTTCGGGTAACGCATGCGTAGCGTCGCGTCTTCGGACGGCGTCCACGGGCGGCGGTCCGACCTCCGCAGGCCCAGCAGCTTCGCGCGCGAGCGCACGGCCTTCTCGGTGCGCTTGAGCAGGAAGGCAAGGCGAGGCATCGGCGTGGTCGCGTACAGCGCCCGCAGCTTGTCCTCGGCGGCTGGTGACCACGCGCGCATCATACGCCCCGCACCTTCGCCATCTCGGCGTACTCGCGCAGCTCGTCCGGAAACGCCGCGGCGAGCTTGATCCGGTTGTAAGCGTCGGCCCGGATCCACGCTTCTGCCAAGGCGCTGACGAAGCCGTCACCGTAGCGGCGCATGGCGATCAGCGCGTTCTCGTATTCCTGCTCGGTCACGCGGCTTTCCTCTCGTGGTAGATGCGGCGCATGCGGTCGCGCGCGGCTTCCCGCTCGCAGTCGATGCACGCGTGGTGGCGGCCGTTGGCGCTGCGCGGGTGGCCCTTCGTATCGGTCCGCCGGTCGCGGTAGAACTCGCGGTCCAACTTCCAGATGCCGCAGCGGCTGCAGGACTTCATGCGGCACGCTTCCGCTGTTTCGGCAGCGGCTCCCACGGCTTCAGCGCCAGCGGGGCCGGCAGCACTTCGGGCTTGCGGCCGGTGCGCGCCATCCACTCGTCGGACGTCTCGAACCGCGGCTTCGGTGGCGCAACCTGGACCACCGACGGCGCCTTCGGTTGCATCACGATCGACTGCGCCGGCGTCGTGCGTTTCGCCACGACCTTCGGCTTCGGTTTCGGCTTAAGGGCAGGTGCGGGTCTCGGCTTCGCCGGCGCACTCGGGCGCGCTGCCTGGCGCTCCGCCACGGCCTTCAACTGCGCCGCGCGGAACTCTTCCCTGGTCGGAATGCCCTGCTTGCGCCGGCGCAGCGCTTCCTGCTCTCGGCGCCTGGCGACACGCTGATCGGGCGTCATCTTCAGCGACGCCACGGGCTCGCGCACGTAGCGGTACTTCAGGCTGCCCGCCTTGCCGGTCTTCTTCATAGTCCCATCGCGGCACATGACCGCGACCGACCAGTAGATGAGCATGCGCTCATGGCGGGTCTTCGCCTTGAACGCATCGGCGATGGCGCCGATCAGGCACGGACCGTTCGCCTTCACAAACGCGCGGATGGCATCGGCGCGAGTCATGCGGCTTCCGACTGTTCCGAGAGGCGAGATGGCGCGTCGGCCACGATCTTGGCCAGCGCGGCGCAGATGGCGGGGAAGTCCGCGCCGGCGTACAGCTTCGCCGCGCCGCGACGGGCGACGGGCCGGAAGCCGAGGCTCATCAGCCCTTCGACCGTGATCGACAGCGGGGCGAGGGCGGCGTTGATATCGCCGAGCTTGACCGGCGGAGAAGAGGTGGGCGGTTTCGCTATGGTCCTTCCCGGTTCTCCAGCCGCCCGAAGCTCTCCGGTGTAGTCGCCCTGGCCTCCACCGGCAGCGGGCGACTGCTGCACGGGTTCGATGGCCCTCTCGCTGACGTTCGTTTGCGCTTCGGCGGCAGATCGCTCGCGCTCAAGGCGCGCCGCTTCTTCCTGCCGGATACGCTCGCGTTCTCGCTCCAGCCGCGCGGCCTCGCGCTCCTGGTGCTCCCGGACGCGGCTGGCGATCAGGTTCGTGAGGTCGTCTTGCGCCTTGCTGTGCGCAAGCTGCACCGCATCGGCGAACAGGTGCCGGTGCTCGGCATGCTGCTCAAGGATGGCGACGTTCGCGCGCACGTGCTCGGCGCGCTGGCTGGCAGCGACCTTGGCGGACGCAGCAGCGCTGTCGACGGCGTCCCGCATGCTGGCGATCGACTTCTTGCCCTTGATCGCTGCGCCGATGTCTGGCGTCAGGCTCTGCGGCGGGTCGATCCGATACTGGCCGAGGGTCGCGTTGATCGCGTCGTAGTGCGCGCGCACTGCGGCCACGCCGGCGGCGACGATCTCTCCGCGGATCGACTCCTTCCGCGACTTGACCAGCTTGTCGAGCTCCAGGCGCTTCGCGCGCGCCTCCGCGCTGATCGCGTCGATCGTGCGGAACAGCTCGTCGATGCTGGCCGTCTGGCCGAGCGCGTGCTGCTTCGCGGCTTTGAGCTGGTCCTCGATGTCGCCGCACCACTTCACCGTGCGCTCGGCGTCGGCGAAGTCCTGGTCGGTCTGAAGGTCAGTGCTGATGCCCTGGAAGACCGCGATCGCAGCGTCCCGGAAGTAGGGGAGATTCGACGCGGTGACGAGCCCGCTTACCTCGATGTGAAGCGCCGGCAGCTGGTCCGGCGTGCGACCGACAGGCACGGGTGCCGCTTCCGGTTCGGGTACGTAGGCGGCAACGTCGGCGTCGAACTGAGCCCAGGCGGCGAGCAGCTTGGGGATGTCGTCAGCCACCTCGCACCGAGTGACGGCCACCGCAACCGTTCCATCCTCCGTTCCGTCGCCGACGAAATAGAAGCAGGTGTGCGCCGAGTCGCAGACAGCGAACTGCTGGACGATCTGCCAGTAGTCCTGCGGCGGAAGTTCGCCGCGCGCGACACATGCCGCCTTTTCCGCGTTCGACTGCTTCGCCTCGAAGATCACGTCCTCGGACAGCGTCACGCCGTCGAAGCTGGCGCCGAGGTATCCGTCGTCGCTGACGCCGGTGACCGGATACAGGTCCTCGCCGATCAGCTTCTCGGCCAGCGCTCGCAGCAGCGGCTCGACCTTGTGCCCGTCGTCGAATCGCTTCTGCGTCGCGTCATCGATCTCGCGGTCGACGCCCGACGCGCACTGGCGCACCAGCTGCGCGCGGGTGACGTAGGGAGAGGCGCCCATCATCGCCGGCGCGTCGCTGGCGTTGCGGGTAGTGCGGCGGTGAGCCAGCCACTCGGGGCTGCCCTGCTGCAGTGTCAGCGTCTTCATGCCTGGTCGTCCTCCGGCTGCTCTTCGTCAGCCAGCGGGAAGTCGGGGTTCGGCTCGGGCTTCTTCTCGGGCTCGCGTATCGCCTTCAGCTGCTCCTCGGTGAAGCGGCCCTTCGTCTGCAGCACGGCGATCAGATCGTCGGCGGACTTCTTTCCGGATGCGATCAGCGCGCGCCAGGCGTTGAGGTTCTTCTCGAACTCCGCCTGCTCGTAGAACTTGAGCTCCGTCGTGGGCGGCTTGGCGGGCTGCTGCTGCACGGTGCCGAACGCGTCCTCTGGCGTGGTGTCGCCGTCCTTGATGGCCGTCAGCAGGCCCCGCAGCACGACCAGGTGCTCGAGGCCGATGTCCTGCGTGCCAGCGACTTCGAGCTTCGCGCAGATTTGCTCCGGGGTGACGCCGAACTTCTGGAAGGCCGCGATCGCGTCGGCTCGGCGGTTGGCC